ATGTTAATTTTAGTAATTTTTGCCGGCTTGACGTTAATCCTCGGCGCGTTTTATTTGACCAATTCCTGGCAGCGGTACCGTGAGTGGAAATCCGGGACGATTATCGTTGTTTTAAGCTTGATTGCGGTCGTTTACGGGGCCATCAATTTGCCGTACTGGAATAGGAGCTCACAGTCAGGCAGCTCTAGTACGAGCTCATCACAGCAGGTGCAGAGTAGTAGCTTTTCGAACGCCCTTAGCGGGATTAACGGGGCGGCTAACGGCCAGAACCAGCAGATGTCTGTTTTGCGACAATTGCAAAAGGGCTATTCGAAGTTGGGAACGGTTGAATTTCGGGAGGAGGACAACACTTACGTTGTCAAGCCAACGGATGATAATACCGTGAAGGCAATCCAGGCACTGGTTCAGGATCCCAGCCAGGCTAGCCAGATTGGCTGGTCGAACTTAACTGATTCAATCAAGAAGAACTCGGAACAGGTATCTAAGGCCCTGAACGGAGATTACTCCATCAGCATTGTTAATCCAGATAAGACCAGCCAAGCAGTGTACACCGCAAAGAACGGCCAGACAACTTACGATATTGCTAACCAGAAGTAAAAATTCAACGTCTTCACAGTTCTATCCAGGCGAACTGTGAAGACGTTTTATTCTGTTATTTTAGTTCGAATTGGCAGAGTTAACTTTTGAGTTTACTATTAGGGGAATTTTTGGTATAGTATAGAAGTTGGAAATTTAATGGAGAGTTGGCAGAGTGGTAATGCACCGGACTCGAAATCCGGCGAACCCGTGTTGAGCGGGCGCGCAGGTTCAAATCCTGTACTCTCCTTTATATACTGTTGAGAACCCTTGATATACAAGGGTTCTCTTTTTATTTGTACAACATTTGTACATCACTACTTAGATTTTCAGGTTTATCTTTACCAATTTTCTCCAGAGCATTATCGATCCGCTCATCAGATCGTGCCCGATATTCGTCAATCAGGTAGGCGTATTTTTTAGCAGTCGTAGTCATGTTTGAGTGACCCAACCGTTGGCTAATTGCGTAAAGGTCGATGTCGTTTGCTAGTAAATAGGCCACGTGGCTGTGTCTGAGGCTGTGGAAGTGGAAGTTGTGTCTTTCTATGCCACACTTGCTTAAATGCTTTCTGAGCGTCTTATTGACCGCTGTCGAGCCCGGTATTTTATCATTGTCGCCCATAAAGACAAAATCTTGGTGATTTTGCTGGAGCTGAGCCAATAAATCTAGTAGGGACTGGTTCACTTTAATAGTTCGATTTGATGACTCTGTCTTAGGCGGCTTAATTTTCCCGCCAGAGACATAGTCATAAGACTTGTTGATCCTGATTGTTTTGAAGTTAAAGTTAATGTCGTCCCATTTAAGTGCCATGATTTCACCAAGCCGCATTCCAGTATAGATTGCGGTTAGAATCATGTAGCGGCTAATATACCGCGGCTTAATATCATCTTCCAGTGATTTTACCAACTCATTAATCTGCTCAATAGAAAGGTACTGTACTTTGACAGTTCTGTTTTTATCCCAGATAAGCTCAATCCGCTGGGTAAAATCCTTTGCGATTAAACCATCGAGGATTGCGTCTTTAACACAGGCCCGAATGATTGAGTTGGTTTTCTGAACTGTCTCTTTGGCATGATCCTTTCCAAAACCATTCATGAATTTCTGATATTGGCGGCGGGTTACATCGCTAATTTTCTTGTTACCCCAGTGCTTGTGTATTCGCTCTGATGTCTTAGTATATAGACGTTGAGTAGATAGGGATATCTTATCCTTCTTGTAGGTTGAAAACCACTCATCGAAGTAATTAGCAAAGACAGGGTCCTCATCAGTAAGCTGTCCGTCAATGTGCTTCTTTTCTTGCTCAACTGCCCATTGCTTGGCTTGTTGCTTAGTATCGAAGCCCAGCTTTGACTTTTGCCGGAGCTTTCCCAGGTCGTCACGCCAGGAAACTCGTGCTTGCCATTTGGAGCCACGTTTCATAAAGTTGGCCATGATTATTCCTCCTCAAAGTCAATCATGCTGACAGACTCTTCTAGGTCATCTAATAACTCGTTTTCTTCGATAAACTTAACCCATTTACCCTTTGGCGTGTGATTGTTGGCTTTAATTGCACGGGATAATTTATCATAGATATTACTAATAAACTCATCGGTGAATTTATCGACTTGCCGTTCGATTCGTGCGTCATTCCAGCGCTTTGCTGGTTGACGTTTTTTATTTCTAGCTTGTTGATCTGTTCTAACTTTATCCTTGAAGTTAGTAACAGCGGTTGAGTTGTTATCAATGTATTCTAGTAGCTCTTCTTTGTTCATGAATAATATTCCTCTCGTACATATGTTCTTGTTGGCTGTTTTTTAAACCGGTCGATTTCGACCGGTTTAGTTGTTAGAATAAGGATTAACAAATAGGTTGAAGGAGGCGAGACACGTTGGTTTATTTATCCTCAAAACAAGCAGTTCAAATTAAAGGGTTTCTAGGAAAATATGAGGATTACTTATTTGAAAAATATTCATTACACCGGGATGAATACTTTCGTCCTTATTACTTTGATGAATATTCAAACTCAGTGATTAGTTCCGATGATTTGGTTCAGGAAGTTGTTCATTTGGATGAGCTTCTTTCCATTCTTGACTCGGTAAATACAGAGTAGTGAAGATGTTTTCTATCCCATGAAGCATTGTTTCAATATCACTTACCTCTGTAAATCCTTGATTGTAGTGTGAAATTGAATTCCGAATAGTAAACGAAGCACGTATCCTGTTACTTTGTCTACGATCAATTAAATTGAATCGCTTGAGCGCTCCTAGATAATCTAACAGAGTAGGGTCACTTCCCAGTATCTTATGACTCGTCCTTTGGTAGTTTTCAAGCGTCTTGTACAGCAGAGATTCCATTATCCCACCAAGACCTGCAGCTGCTGGATAATAGTATTCTTCTTCGAAGACAGTCATACATTCTTCTAATTCACGGTTGAATTGTTCATCGTTAACAGCTTTTATAATTTGATTGAGTTTGAACTTTTGTGTATGTAATCCGAGATTATTAAACTTTAAATCAATTGGAGGCAAACTAAAATGCTTTTTTGTATGTTCCATTTCCCTGTCGACCCATCGATTAATCCATAGTTCAGGAGAAGACCCTATAGACATGAAATATACAGATTTCTTTATAACTGCTTCTGGATTGATTACTTTTTTAAGATCATAAGTATCAAACAGCATAGACAATTTCTGGTCTTCATTTGAATGGATGAAATGACCATTATCAGTTTCTTGCGCTTTATCGATATATGTGATTTCATTCTTACTGTCATTTTCTACCTTTGTGGCCATAACAACAATTTGATTGAAATTCATAGAGTCTGAAATTCGTATCAGGTAAATATGAATGTAGCTTTGCAACCATGCAAAATATATCTTGTCATCATCATCTAAGCTGATTTTTTTAATTTCATCACTGTAGGCTTTTTTGGATTCAAGCAGGAATTCCTCTAGAACTTCCTTATCCTCAGTGTTAGCATTCCACTGCATTATTTTATGTGCAATATCCATATCCATTTTGATTACTCCTTTCCCGCATCCTCTACACCATCAGTAGGGGATGCTTTTTTATTTTTAATGTATTCTTTCCAGAGCTGCTTCATTATCCGGCGGTCATGCACGGTCACTGGGTGGTCAAATGAGGCATTATCAAATGTTTTATCTAACTTGTTATCAGTTAACCGATTGTCATTGCTGGTCATTAGTAATGGCTCCCTTCCACGTTTCATTTGAGAAGCGAACAGTAACTTGTGAGCTTTTATTTCTAAGCCCTTCACCAATTTCCATTACCTGAGTTTCACCCTTATGCAATTTGTTGGGTGTAACAGAATCACGATTTGAAGACGTTATAGAGCTTTGGCCTTTACCGTCGTAAACAGAAAGATTTGAGCCGTCAAAAGTGTCTAAATCAACCTTGCTTGATAGGGCTGTCACTTTATAAGTGACGACCACATATTGATGAGTTTGCTTATAGTTATGTGATATGTCTGTTACTAGAAGATCATCAGGATCAACTTGTTGGACACTTTGTACAGTCATTCTAATTTTTTGGCCGTTTTCACTATTTGATAAAATGGCTGATTTATTAAAACTATGCACAGAATCATTACTTTGCCCAGAGCTAGATGTGCTAGAGGAAGTTGAATCAGTTCCTGAATCAAGTGAAAAATAAACATATGAAGGAATGATTGCTATAACACTAGCAGTTATGAGAATGATAGGCATCTTTTTCGATTTATGCTTGATTGTGGTAATTAATAGCCACACTAAGCAAATCAAAAATATAGCAATTCCTGCTAAAAATACGCAAGCTAAAATAAACTCCATCATAGAAACTCCCCCTAGTATTCTACAAAGTTACATAATCAATAAATTCAGGCTCAAGTCCTAGACAGTAAGCAATTTGATTTCTGTCTAACCCCTCAAGTGAATCCTCATCTTGCATCCCCAAAAGGATCCGCATAGCGAGTTCATTTGCTTCGTGCTCAATCTTAGGAACAATATATCTACCAGAACCATTCTTTCGGAAGAATGGGGTAGAGGCCCAGCCATGCAATTTAATGTGGGAAAATTCATGCAAGATTACAAAATTTTGATAGTGCTCTTCCCAAAGTGAATTGATCACGATAGTTGAACAACGGTTATTCGTGACGGTGAATCCGCCGGTATTATCATCAAGTGGCTGGCGCAAAATACTTATGCCGGCCTGTTCAATTAAATCAGAAGGAGTGGTTAGCTGATACTTATGTTTTATTTTCTGAAATTCTTTAATAACAGAAGCGCTCATAATATCACACCCTAATAACGATACTTCTTTGGCGTAAACTTTCTCTTAGCCTCTTTTTTGTTCATTTCCATAGCTGTTTTCACCGCAATTAAAAGACGGTTCTTTTGCTCCTCGGTAGCGGGTTCCCCATAGAAGTTTAAGTTATTGCCACTCTCGATACCTTCCATGAGTTTTTCAGCTTGGACACCAATATCTTGTTTTTCCTTATCAGTAAGTTCGTAGTAGTGTTCTTTGTTGCTGTTTCCCAATAAGAAATCTGTTGAGACGTCAAAAGCGGTAGCAAAAGATTCTAATTCAGCGCTAGAAACTTTCCGAGTACCTTTTTCAATTCTATTGAGAGCAGTATTATCCATACCTGTCTTGCGAGCTAGTTCAACTTGGCTCCAGCCTCGTTCCTCACGCAAACTTATAATGTTTTGCCTTAGACTGCTATCGCTCATATGTAGGGCCTCCTAATTATTGCGCTTTACGCAATTAGTATAGCGCAATTCGCAATAAAATTGTTTAGAATTGTGATATTGACAATTTAAAACTTGACTTTGCGATAATAGCAAAGTATTATAATAACAGTATTTGCGAATATCACAATGAAAGGAGGTGGAGTAATGCCAGGTAAAATCAACCTCACTCTAATTAAACAATTGAGAAAGGAAAGACATTATACTTACGCTGATATGGCAAATGCCTTGGGCCTCAGGGAACCAGAAAAATACTATCGCCGTGAGGCAGGGCAATATAAGTTTCAAGCGGAAGAATTGCCACCGCTTGCTAGAAAGCTGAGTATTCCCATCTCAAAAATTTTTAAATAAATTATTGTGATTTTAGCAAGAAATATCAGAGGAGGGGAAGAGATGGATTCATTACGAGCTGCCTTTGAAGCAAAGTCGGAGGAATATAATCGCCTAACTCAAAGCTATGCTCAAAGTCTAGTTAAAGAGTTTGGCAGTAATAAAAAAGCTCGTGGATTTCTCAGGGAGCAACTAGCCAAATACAGCTCTCAAGAAACACACGAGTTTATAGAACTGATGATTAAAGTGCTAGAGAGGATAGCGCTTAATCAATGAGCTTTAACTTCTGAAAGGAGGAATGATGATGCGTATAACTTTAGAGGGAACTCCACGGGAAATAAAAGAGCTGCTCAATGCTATTGGTGGTAGCAAAGAGCAACTCGAATTAGGTGCAGATGCGATGAAGAAAATAATTCACTAATTAGCAAGTAGCTCAAGCAGTGTTTCTCGAAGAAGTTCTTGACAGTATTCATGGGCATCATTTCTTAGCCACATATAAACTTCTTGGGGATTCAAGACTCCATCGTTGTCTTTATCAAAAGCGGCAATAACTTCTTCTGAACTACGTTGAGAATAGCGATGATCTAATTCTCTAACCGCTTTATCAATGGCATGATTAATTTTTTCGTCAGTCATTATAGGATTCACCACCTTTATATTGAACTAACCCAAGTATATCAGAGGAGGGGAAGAAGATGAGGCAAAGAAAAAACCACTTCTGGAATTCAGAAACGTTCTGGGAATATGTAGTGCTTGTTGTTAGTTGCTTAGCTTCTATCGGAACAACCCTTTTATTAATAAAACTAGGATGGTTGCGATTATAGCAAAACGACTAACTAAGGAGGTGATCACCATGGAATTGTCCATCGACAATAGCGTCATCGACAACGCTGTTCTGGCGGCGGCTAAAAAACTTGACCTCGTTCCCAGGGATGACAAGCGAGCGCAGAAAATCAGTCTTGATGATTTTCGCAAAAAGTATTGCCTGAACCATTCAAAGAATTGGGTCCGTAATATTATCTTTGACCGCTTCCCGGAAACCTGGGCGCAAAACGGTGGGTGGGCGATTAATCCGTCCGGTCGGGAGCCGGGTATTAGAGGAACCTGGATCAAACTTGACCAGGCCGCCAAATGGCTTGAGGAGCACGATGACGCAATTGATTGGCACGAGCAACTAGCATAGGAGGTAATTATGTTCACGTTTCTGTTCTGCCTGCCGGCAATCATCATTGCGCTGGTGGGGCTGGTATGTATCATCAGGGATTTTTAAGGAGGAAGTTTCAATGACAGGAATGGAAAAAATTCAACAGTTACTTGAGGAAAACGACTACTCAATTGCGCAGGTGAACCAAATTAGAGCTCGACTTGGGGACTGGTTCATGGCCGGCGGCGGTCCAAACGATGCCTACGTTTGGCAGCAAGTCCGCTACCTGGAGAACCTAGTCAAGTTCGGTCTAGTCAACCGGGTATCAATTCAGCAACGAGAGGAGGTGCACCACTATGAGTAAGATTGCTAATAGCCGATTGACGGCTTTCCTTGCAGGGGTATGGGCCTTTTACTGCTATACCCTGGGCCAGATGGACGGGACCATTGCTATTCTGCTGGTCTACTTAATCACCGTCTGGATTTACGGCAACAAAAAAGACGCTAGTGCCCGCCAGCACTAACGCCAAATGAAACTTATTGGAAATAATCATTCGAGGTAATTATATCATGAAAAAAGAAATCGAACCAAAGCAAATTATGGACCTTGTTAATGACCTAACTGGTGTCGGCATGAAAGAAATGCTTCTGCTTGGTTTTGATGGCAAAAACACCATTGGCCGTGGGCGCGCTTCTGAGCAAGGAATTAGCACGATGATTAAGGGCTTCCTGGTTCATGTCAGGCCCGAATTTAGAAAAGCGTTGATTCTTGAAATTTTAGCTGAAGAATTTGACCTTGGAGGTGCCAACGATGATGACTAAAGAAGAGCAGCTCAAAGCAGTTGCTGAGCTACCAACACAAATATTTTCATGGATTTCAAAGAGAAAGAAAGCCGAAGAGAAATTAGAGAAAATTCCTGTTGGCAACACAGTAGAGTTGAGTGCCCAATATTGGTACATTGACTTGTATAACGGCAACTTCGCTAGTGAAATGGGGTGGATTTAATGATTGCTCAAGCACAGCAAGGAAGGAGCTGAGGTAGATGCAAGTAGAAGGAACAGCCTTCTTTAGGGAAGGGTATATCGTCGTTGCACCAGATAATCAGCCAAACGAGCGGCGTATTCGTCGGTTGAACGATGGTCAGCTTGACGGTGCCCGGATTCGTTTTGAGTTTGTCGACAATCGACTAGCCAGCACTGACCAGCGAAATCTTTTCTTTGCGTTGCTGGACGATATTGTTGACTGGTCTGGCAATTCTAAGGACGTTATGAAAAAGTATTTCTACGATGAGTTCCAGGAAGAGAACGACGGTCGTGAAATCAGTTTGGCTGATAATAGCGACACCACAATGACAGAAGCTACTAAGCTGCTCAATAGTGTGATTGACTTTATCTTCTTTAATGGCGTACCGGTAAACGAAGGCTACGAGTTACTGCCACGAAACGAGGCCGCTTTTCAGTACAAATGTCTGATGTCGAAGCACTGTCTAATTTGTGGCCGACATGCGGACACCCATCACGTAGACGCAGTTGGGATGGGACGTGACCGTAACCACATTGACCACACCAAGCACCGCCTGATGGCCTTGTGTCGGGACCACCATACTGAGTATCACAAAATCGGGTCCGTGGCTTTTGCCAAGAAGTATCTGATAACCAGGTTGGGGATCCGTCTTAATGCCGATGATTTGAAGAAGATAGGAGTACGAGGGGACTATGAGCAAACTACTAATTGATGAACGGCCTCTCCAGTGCCAGCCAAGTTTGGCAATGTTGCTAGGCAGTGCGGATGAAGCAATTGTCTTTCAGCAGATCCACTACTGGTTGAAGCGGACTAACAATGTTCAAGAAGATGGCCATAACTGGGTCTATAACTCAATGAGCGATTGGTTGAAGCAGTTTCCGTGGATTAAAACTCGGGCCCGCTTGACCCGGTATTTTGATGATCTTGAGAAGCGGGGGCTTATCATCACCGGTAATTTCAACAAGGCCAAGTTTGATAAGACCAAGTGGTACCGAATCGACTATGACGCATTGCAGGAATTCGAACAACGATTGTATCAAAATGATACAACGAGTGCATCGAAACAGGACAATGGGGTGTCTCAAAATGATACAACGGATGTATCAAAACAGAGCAATCCTATGTCTCAAAATGGGGCAACCTATACCAATAGACTACCAGAGACTACTACAAGAGATTACCAGGAGACTACAGCAGAGAGCACCAGCGAGGATGCCACGGATGGTCAGCAAGTCGAAGACCCGTTTGAGCTGGCCCGTCAGTGTCGTATTAATGTCAACGACGGGGAACATAAACGCCTGTTCTTGAATGCCATTAACGTTCTCGGTAAGCCCCTCGTATGCTGGGCCATTCGTGAGACCTTTGACGGTCCACGTTGTAGCTGGAGTTACTTGGCAGCTATCCTAAACCGATTGCAGAAGGACGGTATCAGGTCCGTTGAAGAAGCTGAACAGAGCAAGCAACAGCACAACGGTGGCTATTCTAAGCGTCCTGGTAAGACTCGCTACGAAGAAGCTATGCCATCGTGGACCAAGATGACGGAGGAAGAGCGTACAAGGCCAGCTTCACCAGAGAGAGCTGCAGAAGTTAGAGCAATGCTGGCAAACCGGAATAAGACAAGTTAAGAAAGGAGGGGGCACTATGTCAGTTAATGAAACACTGGGTGACTTCATTCAAAGGGTGAAATCAGGTGAATACCGCATAGTAGCCACTAAAGTTGACAGTTGTGAAGGCCAAATGGAATTTGCTTTCACTGTTAACGTGCAAGATGAATTGGGCGAATTAGAGCGGGAGTATAAAGATCTTGGTAGCCGGTGTGATAGTCTGGCGAGTTATATACTCACTTCTGAATTTAGTCACCTAAGTGGTGAAGAACAGGATGCTTCGTTTAGTCAGTACAATGCGATGAGTGCATATCAAAAGATACTCCGCAAAAGAATTGAAATGGCGAGAAAGCGGGTTAACGAGGAATAGGAGGTGATTTTCATGAGTAAGCAGAGACAAAAACATCAGGCCACAGTTGCACGTGACTATTACTACTGCATTTCACGTAAGTTTGCCCACGGGTGGCGGAAGTTGGCTCGCATGAGCAGGGCAAGGCGCCGTGATATATATATGGTGCCGCAGGGCCAGCATATTTCGGTGCTAATCAGAAAAGAAGTTTCAGTTTTGAGGCAGCATTAAAAATGATAGGGAGACATTACAATGGCTAAAGAACCAATTAATTTTAATTTGAGTGAAGTCGCAGAGGGGGGCGTCCAGGTTAAGCTGAACCGGGCCCTCAAGGAGGTCGCCACTAACATCTTGAACCCTAATACCGAGGCTAAGAAGAAGCGCAAGGTGACCTTAACTATCACGGTATCGCCAAACGACAAGCGGGACGCGGCGGATACGGTGATTGAAGTCAAAACGTCCCTAGCCCCAGAAATTGGCGTTGCCTCGACTATGCTACTGGGGATGGATAACAAGGGCCAACCACACGTGAATGAATTAAAGTCAGGTGTCCGGGGTCAAGAGTACATCGACACGGAAACCGGTGAAGTCAAGACCGACACCGGAGAAAAGGTCGATGATGTTGAGAAGGCCGAGAAGGTCGTTGATTTACAAAAGCGGAAGGAGAACTAACTATGAGTTTAGAAATTAATTCAGAGCTGCAGCCAGCAATTGACCTGATTCGCCAGGCAGAAGACAAGAAACACTTTATTGCTCAGAACGGGCAGGAATATGTAGTTGATCGTGATGGAAGTGTTTGCTTGTTAACTAATCCAACTGTTCAGAAGCCACTGACCCTTAATCAATTGTCAGGACTGACTGATTGGCTTGTCAACGAGGGGACTAAGATTCAGACAACAGTAAAAGACTTCTTGATGATTCAAGTAGTAAGTCCGACTGAGGTGCGAGTAATTGGTGCACTGAATAGCCAGAGGCGCCGGTCAACTTATGTAAATGTCAATGCAGTAGTTGATGACATCCCCTTTGGTCGCTTCCTGGATCAGGAGGATATGGTTATCTTATTGCAGTCACAGTTCGTTCATGATGAGGAGCAGCAGACCGAAAAGGGCATTGATGACCGTGACATCCTGTTACAGGTGGTTAGCAACCTCCGCAGTGATGAAGTCCAGCAACAGACCGATGACGGCGTATCACAAACTGTTCAGATTAATTCCGGAGTTGCTTCGGTTTCGACCGTGAAGGTTCCTAATCCGGTTACCCTCATCCCCTACCGGACGTTCCAGGAAATTGAACAGCCGGCAAGCAAGTTTATCTTCCGGATGCACGAGGGGATGACCTCAGCATTGTTTGAGGCTGACAACAGCCAATGGAAGGTCGAAGCTAAGCAGCGGATCAAGGCGTTCCTGAATGAAGAACAGCAAAAGGCATTTGGTGAAATTAAGTTCCCAGTCATTGCCTAGGAGGGCGTTATGAACATCAAAGTTTATGTACTGATGATTAATGAGAATGCGCTTGATGGCTTCCCTTATAAACAAGATATCCTAGTGTTTTGTGATAAAGGATCTTGTTTGAAATGGCTTGCTGGAGAAAATAAGCGCCTTGAGAATAATGGATATAGGCTTGTACCGCCCGATGAAGATGGATTGGATAATTGGCGATTTGTTAAACAAGAAAGATGGGGGAATATGGTTACTGAAATGGATGGTATGTATAAAGAGGTGATGAGATGACGGGGGATGAATTAGCGGCAGTTGGGATTGGCCTGCTCATCGCGTTCTGCGCTGGTTTTGTTTTAGCCGTTGTTCTGGACATTAAGCATGATAAACATTAGAGAGGTTAAAAGTAAATGAAACATGAGGCAGAGCAGCAACTACTTAAAACATTAAATGGACAATTAAACGAACTACCAGCAATTGCTAAGACAATGGTTCAGCAATACCAACTATCAGCAATTGTTTTGTCGGTGCTGTGTGGTGTTTTCCTTATTGCAAGTTTAATTGGCACCATATGGTTATCAACTTATTTAAGAAGGGCGAAAAGCAGTCAAGTCATGAAAGAATATGGAGAACAGATTACTCGGCTGTTAGTGGGATGGTAGCAGTGACAGGTGGAATGATTAATTTAATTATGCTGATGAGTTTAGTTATTAATATTATTCATGCTTGTGCGCCCATTGCTTCGCTAGTAAAGGATTTATTTAGCTAATGAAAAAAGCACCCCTGACTGGAGTGCCCCAAACAAATATTCGCAAAATTATTATATCATAAGGGGTTGCTTACGTTGGGGGAACTTTTTCCACAAATTGATAAATCAAAAACGATTGCAAATGTCCGGAGCTTCTTCAAGCGTGAAGATTGCTACCAACGAATCCGACGGCGGGCATGGTTAGCAGGGATAAAGTCACCCCAAGTAGATGTAACTGGAATTCATGGTTCCCGTAAGAGCAACTCTTCCGAAGATGCCATGATTGACTATGCCCAGTATGCTAATGCTAAAAGGGCAGTCGATACAGCAATTGGGGGATGCAGTAATACCGGCAAGTATCCCAGCCAGGATATTATGAAGCTCCGGTATATCGACCAGCTGACGGTCAGGGAAGTCAAGGACACCCTCAATCAGAAGCACGGCCATTCAACTTACCAGATGGCTGATGACCAAGCCTGCTACGAGTTTGCCGAGTGCATTGACAGTGTAGCCAAGGTAATGCACGTCGACCGAAAACTCATCCCCAAAATGCTGGTTCAAACAAACGGGACAAAATCAGGACAAAATCGGGAAGAAAACAGGACATAAACGGGAAACTACCTGTTATAAACTGGTATTGTCGAAAATTCGATATGGTTAGGACGTGCCATGAAACGTCCTCGTGTTTGGAGGTCTGTACGACACTCACATCCCCAGGATCTCTATTAAATGCACGTGCTGAACCGGTTCAAATCCGGCAGGTAGTGGAAGCGACTACCATCAGCGTTGGAGCAAGGTTGCACCACAGCTCTCCTTGCTTCTGGGTATCGTCCGCCGGATGTATGGCACGCGTACAGCGGGCATGAAGACTGCTTCAGCTTCACGCACAAGGCTGGTTCGACTCCAGCTCGTACCCTTTCGCCCAGGGTTCCCCTGATGTTACGGTGTTCTTAACGACTAGATGTACTAAGAGTTTCTCCTTTTGCTTAAATTCAATTACATCATTTCTTCCTGGGCGCCCGGTGCTATACGGCACAAAGAAGCTCGCAGCTTGCTTCATCGGTTTAGCAGCTGCAACCGGATAAACGCGTGAAGTTAGACACCAAGCGACAACGCTTGTGGGGGCAGTGCCCAGCGTTTATATAGCCCTCAGCCGAAAACCATGTATCCCACCAAAAATGTGAGGTGGCCGGCCGATAATCGGACCTGAGGGGCCTATGACGATAGGTTCATCACGAATCGTAGTCATTTGATTCGTGGTGATATTGCGGAGTAGCCAAGTTGGTAAGGCAACGGTTTTTGGTGCCGTCACTCACAGGTTCGAGTCCTGTCCCCGCAATCGTAAGGCTAGATAAGCTCCACCCTTTTAAGATGGAAGAGGGCCAGATACTCTACGGAGCCTGGTGCGGGGTGGGCGCCTTACTTACGCTGATGGTACTGAGAGAAATGTTGTCCAGAATGGTTCACGACCATAAGGCAACCAGTACAGGAAGTTTGCGGGTAGTTCCCGCTTACTGGCGGTTCGATTCCGCCCATCAGCATTAGGCAGACAGCCTACTTTACAAATCAACTCTAAGGAGGCGAGATATTTTGCACCTCGTTTCCACTGCTGTTTGCCTAAATCATTTCACCTTGCCTGGTCACTATGGACGGGCTTTTTGCTCTGTATGACGTCAGGTTGTCTTCTAAGGCATTTTGAAAATAAAATGACCACTTACACGTGAATGACGTGAAAGTGGCTAAAATGGTGCTTATTTTAGAAATAATACTATGTTTAAACGATTTATTAAGATTTAAATGTTATACTAGTTATCGTTGATATAAACGTCTGTTCTGTACCGAATGTTGATGCTGCATGAGGTTTGTCGGAGAGGACGTGGTTATCATGAAGGTTCGAATGTTAGTGCTATTAGTGGTTAAGCGTCTCCTATCTTTATACAGGAGTTACGCGATTGGATCTATTAAATCCATTCAACGGACTTGTAAAATTCGCAAATTCACTGAATGGTCAAAAATGGTATTCAATTTTGGGTTTACTATTATTAGCTACGCTAGTAGTAGTTTTGGTCTACAAGGCGTATATCGCCTATCTTGACCACATTTACCCAAAATAAAAGCTACTAGCTGATTGCTAGTAGCTAAAGGCTAATGGGTACAACAGACGTGACTGGAATATATCAACGCTTGAGAGCAATCACGAAAGGCAAAAACGTGATTGCTTTTTCTGTACATTAGTATAGTAATGTATTCTGATATAAATGTCAAGAATTGTTCCATACACAGTAAATGCCGTTATATCAGCATTTTCAAATGTTTCACAAATGGTAAAGCTTTTGTAAACCCAATCATATCAATACTTGAGTAACAAGTGACTTGTTACAAGTCACTAAAAGTTAGCTTAAAGGCTGGCTTTTTTTGTTTGGAGGAATAATGCGAAACACGAAACAGTACGGCTTAGTCAGCAGTTGGCAAGAGCACCAAATGCTGATTCGAGCTCAGCATACATACGAAAAATTACATAGAAAAAGCAAGCCGGCATATTCCAAGAGAGTGCCGGCTTTTAGTTTGGACAATGCTAAACGGAGGTGTGGTGATATGCCAAGAGTTAGACGATGTCGGTATCCAGGCTGCCATGCGATGGTGCAACTACCGGCACACTATTGTAAGCAACACTACGAGCATGAAGCAGAATACCAGGCCAACAGGCAACGCTGGGCAAGGTCACATAATCAGCAATATCAGCACAAGTACAATACCCAAACTCGTAACCGTAATGCCACTAAGCATGATCAGTACCAGTTCTATCGTAGCCGTCAATGGCAACGGCTAAGGAAGCAGGCACTAGAACGTGACCATTACATCTGCCAGTATTGTGGTCAGCCTAACAGCAATACAGTGGACCACATCGTGCCAATCGAATACGATGGCGCCCTCAAGGATACCTTAGACAACCTGGCTACCATTTGCCGTCAGTGTCACCGCCTTAAAACCGATTGGGAACATTCGTGGTATGGCACAGGCATTGGCAATCGACGCAAGCAAGCTGCCGAGTTACGTGATGTACTGAGTATTAAGTATCTAATGAATAAGGATAATGGTAGGTAGTCTTAGTAGGGGATGCTTTAGAAAGAATGACATCCCCATGAGAGCCCCAGAGAAGCCACGAGACGAATACTAAACTATTAAGGAAATAAATCGAACTGGGAAATGAAAAGCACCCCGCCCCCCTCTGCTGTTCAAAAAAGAGCGCACACATTGCCATCGCCCTGCACGCAAACGCTAATTTTAAAAATTTTACCCCCCGGGGGGTCAGACAAGTTGAAAGGAGGTCCAAACAGTGTCAAAAAAGGTCTACTATCGCCAGAATGGCGGGCATTTGCCACCTAAGCCACCATATTATTTAGGCACCTTAGCAAGCTCCTGTTGGCGGAAAATCGTGCCCTTTTTAGAGAGCACTGGGCGGGTCCAACGAATCGACGCAGCGGTGGTGGAGCAATACTGCTCTGAATATGAAGTTTACCGTCAAGCATACAAGGATATTCAGGAAAATGGCATTCAAAGCAAGTTGTATGTTTCCTTGCAGGATTCGACAGGTAATATTATCGGCCAAGACTTTGCTGGCTACCGGAAGAATCCAGCAGTGGCGACAATGAATGACGCACTGAAACAATTGAAGTCGATTGGGTCACAATTAGGTCTTTCGCCCCAGGCCCGTCAAGAGCTAATGCAGATTGCCAGTCATAAGAAAGAGAAATCAATGGCCGAACAGTTAAAGGAAGCAGGCTTAATTTGATTTTGGAGGTGATTTTCCTTGCAACAAATTGACCTAACACAAACTCATGACGTGATTGGTGCTTACCATCAATGCGATTTTGCAGTAGTCCGTCATAAGTATCATGATCCGGCCACTAAGTATGCCTTTGATGTCCTTGATGAAAAAATTATCAGCGGCTATTTGATTAAACTGGCGGCTTTTCGACATTTGCGTGATTTACAACGGTCAGAACAAGAAACATTTGGCTATCATTACGACCTGAACGAAGTTGATAAAATTTTGAAGTTTGCCAAGATTGCCCCGAACGTGGATACTGATGAACCGACGGCTTTAATGGATTGGCAAAAATTCATTTTTGGCATGATTTTTGGTTGGCGGGATGATAAGAATAAGAAACGCTTTACGCGGGTTATTCTTTCGGTCGCTCGTGGACAGGGGAAGACCTACCTGATGGCCATCTACATGGTTTACTGCTTTTTAATTGAGTCCATGGGATTAGCAAACCAAGATTTTCTTGTTACGGCCTCTAACTATGACCAAACCGGGAAACTTTATGGCTATATCAACCACATGTTGAAAATTATTTTTGACCGGCAGCCAATTTTTGCTCAGTTAGCAAAGGAACAGGATATTGTAATTCGGGACCATACTGGAATTACGATGCGCAAGACCAACAATAACTTATGGCCCATGTCAATGAATGCTGATAAATATGATTCTAAGCACTTTACGACCGCCATTTTTGATGAAATTGGAAATGTAGCTACTCGTAAAGGCAGCGAGGATATTATGTCTGGTCAGTCTAAAATTCCCAATCACCAATACATTGAAATTTCAACATCCTATCAGGACCCATCGGTACCATTTCATAGTGACCAAAAGGTAGTCCAACAAATCATGGAGCAGGATTATTCACGTGACGGTGACCGGATGTTGGGGATGATTTGGGCGCAGGATAGCCTTGATGAAACTTTCAAGGAAGAGACCTGGTATAAGTCTAATCCGCTATTATACTTACCGGGCCAAAAAGATGTTTTACTGGATGGCTTGCGGGATAAACGAGATTCGGATATGTTGACTGGTTCGATTGATGACTTCCAAAACAAGAGTCTTAACCTTTGGCTTCAAGAGGCTACTAATAGCTATTTGAAGTTATCTGATATTGAGCGGGCCAAGATGAAATTCAATAAGATTGATGGCCGGCAGGTATATATTGGCTTTGACTATTCCATGTTCAGTGATAACACGGCGGTGGCGTTTATCTTCCCGTATACGGACAGTCAGGGCAATCCTCGGTGGCACGTTAAACAACATAGTTTTATTCCCTGGAATAAGGCCGGGTCCATTGAGGCCAAGGAAAAGCAGGATGGGATTGAGTACCGGGAGTTGGCTAAGCGTGGCTATTGCACAATTACTTCTCATCCGCAAGGCTTAATCAATGACGATCAGGTTTACCACTGGTTGCTAGATTACGTTCATGACCACGATTTCAAGGTGATGTTTTTTGGTTATGATGCCTGGGGAGCCACAGCGGCCATCAAACAGATGGAAATCAATACCGAGTGGCCACTGGAACCGATTCGTCAACGGACCAGTGAGCTAAAAGACCCAACTAAGTTCCTACAAAAGGGCATGATTGAAGGGACCATTACCCGTGATGATGACAAAATCATGGAAAAGGCGCTGATTAACGCGGAAATTATTGAAGATAAGATTGGCATTCAGGTTGATAAAGCCAAGGCAACCTTGAAGATTGACGTGGTCGATGCCATTATTGATGCCCTTTACCAGGCGATGTATCATTTTGAAGATTTCGGCGTGGCTAACGACAAGAGTAAGCAGGTCGACCTAATGACCAGTGAGCAAGTTAAAGAATGGTTTGAGAGTGAAGAATCAGGACTGCTAGGAGGTGATGACGATGATAGCTAATTTCCTGAAAGTAATCTGGAAGTATATTGACATTCTCTGCTTCTTGGCAGCTTTGGGTTTCATTATCTGGGGCTGCTTTTTAATTAACCAAGTTGCCGGATTAATGAGTATTGGCGTCGCCTTTATCCTGGTTGGATTGGCAACAGAGTATCTTTCGTCTCCACCAAAGTAATGAAGGGAGGTGAAAGTAATGCCTGTATTCAAAATGCCTAAAGTTAGCCCTGGACTTTCAATTACAGAAGATGATGATGTACTTCATTTTCTGAACCCAGATAATAAAAGTAAGTATGTTAATGCTCGGACGGCCTTGAAGAACTCTGATATTTACTCGCTGATTTATCAGCTATCAGCAGATATGGCAGACGCTAAGTTTATCGCGGAGTCATCACGGACACAGGGTATCCTGGACAACCCCACGTTAACTTCAAATGTTCACGCGTTCTGGCAATCAATGTTTGCCCAATTGCTCTTGGGCGGTGAAGCCTATGCTTATCGCTGGCGTAACAATAACGGGACTGATACTCAGTGGGAGTATTTACGACCGTCACAAGTTACGCCTTTTTTGTTAGAGGACGGCTCTGGACTGATTTACAATGTGACCTTTGATGAACCAGCGGTTGGCTACCAGCAGGCAATCCCCCAGGGCGACATGATTCATCTTCGTCTTCTGTCGCAAAACGGTGGGAAGACGGGGATTAGTCCACTGGCTTCACTAGCTGATGAGCTGGCAATTCGGGATAGTTCCAATCGCTTAACATTAGCGGCGCTAGGGCGGTCGATCATGGCCCCTGGGGTGCTGTCGATTACTAAGGGTGGCTTATTGAACGGAAAGATGAAGGCTAAACGGTCAAAGGAATTCATGAAGCAAATGAACGATTCCGATAATGGGCCAATTGTCTTAGATGACTTGGAAAAATATGAGCCACTTGAAATCCAGGGTAATGTTGCCCAACTGCTCAATCAGGCTAGTTGGACTGGAGCACAAATTGCGAAGGTGTATGGGGTCAGTGATAGTGTCATTAACGGCCAGGGGGATCAGCAGTCTTCCATCGACATGATGAATGCTAACTACCTGCAATCACTATCACGCTTTACAAAGTCGGTTACGGCCGAACTGAATAACAAACTAGCTGGCAGTATCAAAATGGACTTGCGGCCCGTGATTGATCCGACTGGGGATGCTTACGTCACTAGCATTTCTAACTTGCAAAAGAACGGCACGATTGGCGCAAATCAAGCCACCTGGCTACTTCAACAAGCAGGGTATCTACCTGAAAATATGCCAGCAAAGGAAAAACCGCAAGCACAAGTACAAGCCGTTCAAGTGGCATCTGGCAACGATGATTCAACGAAGGGAGGTGATAGCGATGACGAAGATTCCGATTAAAGGTGTGGTATCAAGTAATGACGATGCCGTGATTTACAACTGGCTTGGGATGGATTGTGCCAGCCCCAAGCAGGTTGAAGACGCACTAGCCACTAATGACGGCAATGTTGAGGTTAATATTGCTTCTGGTGGGGGCAGTGTCGCTGCTGCTTCCGAAATCTACACGATGTTAAAGGCCTATTCAGGGAAGGTAATTGTTAATATCCAAGGGCTAGCCGCTTCTGCTGCTTCGGTAATTGCGATGGCGGGGGATGAAATCAATATGTCACCAACTGCACAGATGATGATCCACAAGGCTTCAATGTACACGGCAGGGAATGCGGACGACCTAAATCACGATGCGAAGTCGTTAGACGTTGCAGACCAGTCAATTATCAATGCCTATGAAGCGAAAACCGGTCTGGGGCGTGATGACTTGTTGCAGATGATGGCCAACGAAACTTGGATGTCGGCACAAGACGCGCTGGATAAAGGATTCGTTGATAATATTTCAACTGGCAGCCAACAGTCACAAGTGGTTAATGCTATTGCTACGCCAATGTTAAATGCTACTGCAATGGATAAGATCCGCACGGTACTAGCCCAATCAAAAAAGCCAGCGCCAGTAAAGACGGTTGATAATTTACAGGAAAAGGGAAAGCCAACCCCTAGTCTACGTGACCAGAAGTTGGCGATTTTACTAGGAAAGGATGATGAATAAAATGGGAATTAATGAATTAAATGATGCTTGGATTTCAGCCGGCCAAAAGGTCGATGACATGAATGCCAAGTTAAACGCGGCGGTTCTTGATGATGCTTTTGATAAAGATGCTTTTAAGAGCATGAAGGCCCAACGGGATAACCTAGCAGCACAACGGGACGCTATTAAGGACCAACTGGATGAAGCGCGGGCACTCGAAGTTGTAAAGATGGATGATAAGGATAAGAAGCCACTGAATCATGATGAAGCTAATTTGCGAGATCGCTTTGCCAATGACGTAAAAAATATGGTACGGGGCCGCTTTGATGCTATTAGTTCAGATGCTTCCCTAGATAATGATGGCAATGGTGGGCTAGGGTTAACCATTCCGGTTGATGTTCAAACTGCTATCCATGCGTTGGTACGTCAATTCGCTACCTTGCAGAATTATGTCAATGTCGAAAGTGTATCGACCTCTAAAGGTTCCCGAGTCTATGAAAACGAAGCAGATATTCAACCAATGGTTAAGGTCGATGAGGGGACTGAGATTCCAGGGGCAGATGTTGCTAAACTGCACTTGATTAAGTTCCTTATTTCTGATTACGGGGCAATCTTTACCCTGACTAACAACTTGCTGAATGACACAGCTGAAAACCTGCTGGCATGGCTAACAATGCAAATTGCCAAAAAGGATGCCGTTACTCGTAATGTTGCTATTCTTAGTGTTATGGATAAGGCACCGAAGAAGCCAACGATTGCTAAGTTTGACGACGTGAAAGACTTGGTTAATAACACACTTGATCCTGCTATTGAAGCCACTTCGATTTTTATCACTAACCAATCTGGATATAATGTATTGTCCAAGGTTAAGGACGCGGAAGGACGCTATTTGCTACAACCTAATCCAACGCAGCCAGACGTATACCAGATTGACGGCAAGACAGTAGTACGAATTGCGGATAAGTGGTTACCTGACGTTAATGGTAGCCATCCGCTTTACTTCGGTGATTTCAAGCAAGCTGTGACTGTCTTTGATCGTCAAAATATGGCAATTATGGCAACTAATGTTGGGGCCGGTAGTTTTGAAACCAATACCTATAAGATTCGGGTACTGGACCGGTTTGATGTACAGGCTACCGATACGGGAGCAATGACAGCTGGTTCATTTAAGGAAGTAGCCAACCAAGCGGCTACTACCCCAGCAGATAGTGGTAAGACAGCCTAGATGAAAGTAGGTGAGCTGATTGGCTGATTCAGACGGTAAGTTATTAGAACAAGTCAAAGGATTACTGTACCTGGACGGGGCGGCGGATGATGACCTATTACGGGGATATATTGCCGCCGCTGATCAGTTCATTAAGAACGCCGTTGGCGATAATGAAGCCTTCTATGCTAAGGATAACGTTAAGCCGCTGTTTGAAAGTGCCGTCAAGGCATTGGCAGCGACTTACTATCAATATAGGTTGGCGTTATCTGATACTCAGACATTTCCCATTAATTTGACTGTTAATAGCATTATTGGTCAGCTGAGGGGGCGCTACGAACTGGAAGTAGGTGACGATGATGAAACTAGCGATCAGTCGGCTCAACCATCTAATTGATTTTGGAGTGACAAAACAGGTCGATACAGGCACCATCGATGGCACTATTGCACAATTTGTATCAAAACAGCGGTTGCACTGTGCCTTTTATCAGCGTTCTCAAAGTCAACAGTATTCATTGCTGGGGACGAAGCTAGAAGACACAATCGTGGTTGCTGTGCGGTCACAGTACCATGTTGATAAGTCCATGCTGGCACAAATTGATGGGGATGTTGATGTAACCTATCGCATTGTCGCGATTAGCCGAGATGACAGTCACTCACTACAACGCTACGACTTAATTACGTTAAAAGACGTTACGAAAGGTGATGAGTAGCATGGGAGATTTTGGCTTGCAGCTTGACCAGTTTGTTAATCAGGTGGAAAAGCTTGCGGTTCCGAACCTGGAAGTACAAAAGGCGATGACCAGTGCTGGCGCTAAGGTATTAGAAGAGCGGCTGCGGGAAGCTACGCCACGGACTAACCACAAGGATGTGAAGTACGGTCACCTTCAAGATAATGTTATGAGTCAGGGGACTGATATTAACGGTGAAGATAATGGAAATGCTACGGTTGGGTTTGGCAAAAAAGCCTATATTGCTCGTTTTCTCAACGACGGCACTATTAAGATGGCAGCTACTCATTTTGTGGATAACGCCCGCCGTGCCTCTGCGGATGATGTCTTTGAGGCCGAAAAGAAGATCTATGATGAAAGGCTGGGTGGTAAGTAATGAAACTGCCATCGCAGCAAGCGTTGGACCTGATGGGGGATAAATTTCCGTGGATAAATCATTATTACCGGGAAGCTGTTCCTCAGGGGGTAGAAATCAAAACTTCCGAGACCATTTGCGTCATTAGCGAGTGGCTAAACGAACCAACCTATTATGCTAACCAGACCTTCAAGGGCTGGACAATTGGCGTAGAAGTTCATATCTTTTACAAACTTCATTTGGAGTTATCGACTTTGGATGAAGAAATGAAAATTGCCCGGCTATTTGTTAAGGATGGTTGGACAGTCGAAAATTCAAGAAATCATTTGAAGGACCCTGACACACAGCAAGTGGACAAGGTCTTTTATTTTGCCAAGGATTTAATAATAAAGGAGCGTGAAAAATAATGGCAGGTATGTCTGTTAAAGGGATTGACTTTGTCATGGGTGGGATTACCGATGACAAAGGAGTCCTGATTACTGACCCAGATAAGGGCGGCCTCGGTGCTGCTGGGATTGCTCTTTGGGATGGTGACGGTGACGGTGCTACCACTGCGAACGTCACTGCACTTGAAGAAGCTGGTCAACAGCAATACGCTAACAACAAGGTTAAGCGGATCAATCACGGGGTTCCGACTCCTCAGCTGGCTCTGACGATGTTGGATATCCCATTTGACGATGCTAGTAAGATGGTTGGTTATGGTGCTGTTAATGGCGGTCGCGTATTGGGAAGTAAGAAGCCTCATGTTGCGATTTTGTTAGCCACCCATGACTTTGACGGCAACTGGTTCTTTGAAGGTTTTGCCAATGGTGAAATGATTATTCCAACCCGGAACCACGGGACTTCTAATAAGAACGAAACTGATAGTAATGCGGCCTTCACTTACCAAGCAATGGCACCAATTCCCAATAACGTCTTTCTAAATGTGGATGGGTCCCAGCAGTCCTATAAGATGTATAACACTGGGGACTCCAAGTCCTGGAAGGGCTATGATGTTATGCTGGCAGAAGTGTTTGGCGGGTATAAGGGTGATAATCCGATGGCTTCCTACATCCAGGCCACTGGAACCGATAGCTTTACCAATACCAACCAGGCGGATGTTAATAAGCCAACTGCTTAAAGTAATGAGTCGCCACTGAAATACACAATACGTAAGGGCGGCTATGAGGAGGAAAAACAATGGTTGTAAGATTGAAGACGGACAAGATTGGGCTTAAAAAGCCAGTTAACGTTCACGCTAATTTGACCAACGTGGATAAAGCTGATGAAATGATGATTGCCCTGCTTTCGTTAAATGCTGCTATGGAAGAAGCGGATCAAAGTACCGGCTCGGAAGATAGCATGAATCAGACCTTAGTAATGCTCAAGAAGGAACGAGATTTCGTCCAAAAGTCACTTAAATTTCTACAAGATGTTCTTAAACTATCTGATAAGCAGTTAGCTGTCGTTAAGGACCATATTGATTTTAAGATTTTGGGTGAATATCTAAGCTACGTATGTAATCGAATCAAGGGCGTTCCGGAAGCTGCTTACGAAAAGGAACAAGCAAAAGCGGGCCCAAAAGGACGGTCGGCCAGCTCAGACGGGCAATAGAGGATTATAAGCAGGAAATCGAAGACCGTAATTATTTCCGTCAACAATTAATGCTTCAGTCCGGTATTTTGCCATCTGAACTAGATCGGGAAGATTATTTTGAGCTTCTAAAAATTCAAAGTGCTAAGGCTCGTGAGGATCGGCCGGTTAATGCTGCGGAAGGATTCAAGAAGATGAATCGAATGTTTGGTGGCTAGTAATCACGTAAGGGCTTCCTTAATAGCTTAATAAGTTATATAATTAAGCTGTTGGGGGGGATAATTATGGATAAGCGTGAAGCCAAAGCACTCTACAAAGAGTATAAGCAAAGCGATAACATTCCTTTTTTGATATGTATTTTGATGATGAAAAGAAGCGGCTGTTTATCAAAGAGAGTCCGATTGCTGATTCGCAATTGATAAGTTATTCAGAAATTATGGACCATATGTGGTCTAAAGACGAGAATACGATTAATAAGGGGCACCCAATTTGGGGAGCCATTATTGGTAATATGATTGGTGGCTTCGGTACAGGATTTCTTGGCGCTTTAGCTGGTCAAAAAGCTCAGGGGAAAGAAGTCACTTACACTTTTAATTCCCACTTAACTTTGTTTGTTGATCGAGGTAACACGGTAGATTTAATTGAGCACTATCTATATCCGGGTTCCATAAAACAAGGTGGCCTGCTTGATAAAAGTTACCAAAAAATGATTGATTCCATTGATGAACGACTTTACCATCTTGAAGGACGGAAAACACCGGCTGAAGAATTAGAAGGGGATGCCTAATTGTGAAGACTTCTCTGGCACAGTTGAGAGCTTCTAAGAAGTGGCAACAAGAGCACCCTAATAAGCAGCGTAACTATCAGTATGGTAGTTACGCCCGGAAGTTTATTCGGGACGTTGCCAATCGGGAACAACTTCTACAATTACAAAAAATGATTAACGACCGTTTGAGTCAGCTGTAATAGCTGGCTTTTTATTTTGCTGGAAAGGAGGTGTAACAGTTTGAAAGTTCAAAATGAAATGGCTACCCGGATTTCCGTCGATACGATTTCGGCCATTACCTCCATGCGGGACTTTCGCAATGCTGTTAGTGCAGTAACGAGCGGCTGGCGGGCCCAAGAACAGGTCTTAAAAAGCTCGGGGCAGTATTCAGAAGCAGTTAAGGCTCGAATTAGTGGTCTTAGCCAAGTGATGGATATTCAGCGGGCCAAGATTGCTGAATTGCGTTCGCAACAAGAAGGCTTAAACCAGGAGAATAGTAAGCAGAGAAGCCAGTGGCTAAACTTGGAAAAGCAAATCAGTCAGGCTAATAAACAGCTGGCTGGTTATGAATCACAATTAAATAAGGCCAAGGGTAATTCTAGCTATTACACTTCTGGGCTAGCTGAAATGCAACGGCAGTACCGCCTTACCTCGGAAGCCTCACGAGCATACGTTGATAGGTTACGAGCAGAAGGAAAAAGCAGGGAAGCCAATCAACATGAATTATCGGGATTAACAGATTCACTTAAATCCTTAGAAAAGCAGCAGGCTACGCAAAAGAAGCTCCTTAATGAAATTGAGCGTCAATCCGGTAAAACAAGTGAGGCTTACAAGAAGCAAGAAACACAGTTGAATCGGACTGGCGAAACAATTGCTAATACTAGAAATCGTGCAGAAGAACTTAAAATCGCCCTTGAACCACCTAAGGGAGTTAAATGGAAGTTTTTCCGCAATCAGATCCTAAATGTTGATAAGGCCGAAGAAAAGGCCCGTCAAACGACCCTTAATTTTGGCAGTGCCCTGAAAGCTAATCTGATGGGCGGCTGGATTCAACAAGGCTTTTCTTTTATTACCAGTCAGTTTCACAGCATTATTACTAATGGGATGGAAGCTGCCAAAGCTGGTGCCGCATTGGAAGCTCGCTGGAAGAATATTGGGGTATCTGATAATGGCATTAAAGAACTCTCTGCTCAAGTAACTGAATTGAAGACGAACACTAATCTGTCTGCGCAGGCTGTTAACGGTTTGCAAACCCGATTCTATGGAATGACTCATTCAGTTAGCCAAACAACAACGTTAACCAAAGGGGTCGCCAGTTTGGCAGATCAATTGAAGCTATCTGATCAACAGGCAAATGCCTTCGCCGGTGGCTTGTCGCGAATCGAGAGTTCAGGTAAAGTTACTAGTGCTTCCTTGGGTCGGCTAGAAAAACAGGCACCAGGATTAACTGCTGCCATGTCAAAGGCGTCAGGAATGTCCCAACAGGCCTTTAAGGACTTAATATCGTCCGGCAAAATGACTACTGACCAATTTAATGACATCCTAACCAAGGCTTCTAAGGACTACAGCAAGAACGCTAAAGCATTTGACCAATCTGCAGGTGGATCTATGCACCGGTTACGCCAGGAATGGACCACTACACAGGCCAAACTTGCTAAGCCATTATTAAAAGTTTCAGCTACTGGATTGAATGAACTTAGCAGCGCTTTGCAGAATAAAGATACTCAGCATGGCCTGCAAATGCTGGCTAAATTAATGGCAAATGCAGCTGTGCAAGCTGCTAAGTTCATTGGTTTTATCGCTAAGCATCAGTCAGTGGTAAAAACATTTGGTGCTACAATTCTAGGTGTTGGTGTTGCTTTTAAAACAATGCAAGCTACCGTAATGGCGGTAGATATTATTAAGAGATTTGCTAAGCTGCCATTGATTATTAAAAGTTTTAAAGCTCTGGGCTTGGCCGTGAAGTTTGCAACTGCTGGCTTCAACCCGTGGGTCATTGCAATTGAGGCGGTTGTGGTAGCAATTACCCTGTTGTATACCCATAGTAAGACCTTCAGGAAGATGTGTAGTGAAATGGGGAAGCTGGCGGTAAAAGCTGGTAAAACCATCGTCAAAGAATTTAAGGCGGTTGTTAACTGGTTCAAGAGTGATTGGAAGCAAATTGCCTTATTCCTGGTGAACCCAATTGCGGGCGGAATTGCCTTGCTGTATAAGCACAACAAGAAATTCCGGAGTTTTGTTAATGGTCTTGGCAAAATTGCTAAAACTGGCCTGAAAAAGGTCGGCCACTTCTTTAGCAGCTCATCGAAAAATATCCAAAAAACATCTTCCCGAATGTGGAAGGGAATTACCAAAACGACCAAGACAGCTTGGCGTAATCAAATCCGTGAAAACCAACGGGGCCTTAAAGACGCCCGGAAAACCTGGAACACGATGAGCAGAAATGTTCAACGAACTTCCAAGAATATGTGGAACCGGGCCAGTCGGGATGCTCGTAATGGCTGGAACTATGTTGCCCGTTGGGGAAACCGCAGTTCTAAAGATGTTGCTAAGACTTGGGACTGGATGAACCGGCAAACAACCAGGGCGGCACAAAGAATGTTCCAAAAGCATAAGCGGACGTTCAAGGCCGGCTACAAGGTTATTGAGGACCAAACGAAGACTTGGAAGGATCTAACCAGTGGTCATTGGGACCGTTTAGCTGATGATACTCGGCGAACAGCTAATGACATGAATAAATTTCATCAGCGGTTGTTTAAGGATATGTACAGTAAGCTAAACGATATGACCGATGGCCGACTGGGTGACATGGTGAAGTCCTGGCAAGATAAGATGGGTAGCATTGGGGATACTGTGGCAAATGCTAAGCAGGCAATTCATACCCACTTTGTTGACCTGGTTCGGGGCATTATCAAGCCGTTTAATGATATGCTTGGTGGAATTCAAAAAGGAATTAACTGGGTGTTGGATAAGCTGGGGGCACCAAAAATCGGCGGCACCTGGCAAGTACCAATGCCTAGTTATGCTACTGGTACGCAAGGAGCGCATCCTGGCGGCTTTGCCAAGGTTAATGACGGCAAAACTGGCCATTATCGAGAACTATATCGCTTGCCAAACGGGGTCGTCGGAATGTTCCCAGCGGTTCGTGACATGATTGTACCGTTACCAAAAGGAACCTCAATTCTTGATGGTGAGCGTAGCTATTCGTTGATGCGAATGATGGGGAAGATCCCTCACTATGCAGATGGTGTTGGTGTCTTATCCGATATGTTCAGTAATATTGTTAACTCTGCTGGGGACGCCCTTGATGGCATGATGGAAGATGTTGACAAGATTATGAGCCACCCAATCGAGTTTATGGAATCGGTCTTCAAGAAATTTGTACGGGTTTCCACACCGGTTAAGTTTGCTAGTGATTTGATTACTTATGTTCCTAAGTTCATTGCTAAGCAGATGGGGGAATGGATTAAGAAGCAGTTTGCAACCTTAACGAATCCCGGCGGTGCTGGTGTTGAACGTTGGCGTCCTTATATTATTCGTGCTTTTCACCAATTAGGTGTAGAGCCGGTGGCGTGGAAAGTTGAAAAACTGTTGCGGCAAATTGCAACCGAATCTGGCGGTAATCCATTGGCATTTCAACATGGCTATGTTGATGCCAATACTGGTGGCAATGAAGCCCGGGGACTTCTTCAATTTGCGGGGTCTACCTGGGCTGCTGATGCTTTACCTGGTCATACTGATTGGCGGAACGGCTACAATGAAATCTTAGCCGCTATCCACGTTCTGGAACGTGGTGGCGAAGGCGGTTGGGGGAACGTTGGTAATGGTCATGGCTGGGAAAACGGTGGCTTAATCAACAAACACGGCATGTATGAAGTTGGGGAGTACAATCGCCCAGAAATGATTGTTCCATTGGACATGTCCAAACGTTCCCGGGCTTACCAATTGCTAGGTGAAATTGTTGCTCGTTTCCACGCAGAAGAGCCGGCCCACAATGCTGCAACAACAAGTACGGATGATCACCGAGAATTGCGTGAGTTAAATACGAAGTTCGACCAATTGCTGGGGATGTTTGGTCAGCTACTTAATTTAAATGGCGGCCAACTTCAAGCAATCAAGGACCAGGGGACTTTCGACGTTAAGCAACTTTATAAGAGGCAAGCACGGGATGCCGCCATGAGGGCATATAGCTAGGAGGTGAGCTAGTGGAACCATTTTTCAAGATGAAGGTTGGCAATGGTGATGAGTTTGATATTACGGATAAAATCCCTGATTTGAAGTATCTAGGGGTTGACGACGCTAGTTCATCGCCACAATTTACCAATAATTACCAAGACTTGTCTGGCAAAGATGGGTCTTTTTTTGTAAGTCAAACATTAGCCAAGCGAACCTTTAATGAGCGGTTCGTGTTGTTTACTAGGAATTGGGAAGAATACCAATTGGCTAAGCATGAAATTTACAAGCTGTTTGGTCAACGAAAGCTGATTCGGGTTCGGACTGATATCAATAGCGCCAAAGTTTATTTTGGCTATGTTAATGCGTTTGATATTAGTCCAATACAGTCGGGTGCTAATTATGCTAACCTGACCATTCCATTTGATCTGCCGAAGCCGTATCGATATTCGTTATACCGTTCGGACTCTCCTTATACTTTCAAGCAAGCAGGATGGCAGTTTGGTATGAATATCCCAAGTAGGGATGTGCTCAACTACCACTTTACGACTAATAGCTTCAAAGTATATAACGCCAGTGATATTAAGGTCGACCCGTATTTTCAGAAGCATGATCTGAAAATGATTATCAAATTCAACGGTAGTTCCTTAAAAGTTCATAATAGGACTACTGACACAACCTGGACTTATAACGAAAGCAGCGACGGCAACCATACGATTATCTGGGATGGACAGTTGCTGTCGACTTATTTAGATGGTAACCAGGTAAACGGGAAGACTGATTTTGGCTATCTTAGTTTAGATCCTGAATGGAATGATATTGAGTGTACTGGAGCTAACTCAGTAGATATTACATTCAGTTTTCCCTTTATTTATCTGATATGAGCGAACTTACTACCCCACTGGTTATTCTGGAAACTAAGGGAGGATATTTTAATCCGCCTAATAATCCAGGTAAAGACAATATGGCAGTTCTCCAGTCTGCTTTGTCCGATTCAATTTACATTCAGTGGGAAGTCAATAACACATATCAGGCGCAGTTCACCGTTTATGATGACGGAAGCGAGGCGTTCAACCTACTTGAAGTCCAGAACATGGTGAAGATTACGGATCAATGGTTTGTAATTAAGCAGATTCAGCCAGATTATTCAGGCGGAATTACGACTGTTGATGTGAGTTTGTCGCATATTTCAAACGAAATTTCTCGAGTACGAAGTTATAGTGCCAAGGACCCGGTTGATTGGGGAGACCTTACGCCTACTTCGGAAGATAATCACAAAAATGGTCAGCCGAATCTTCAAGTACCCAGTGATAATGATGATGATCAAACGAAAGAGGTAACGCCGCAGGATATTTTGGATTGTATTTTTAAGAACAATGACTGGGGAGTTACGTACCAAGTAATAGGTAAATTTAATAAAGCCAATGTCGATGATCCGTATGCTAGTGGCAGCGGAAAGGATTACTTAGACCGAATCAAAGAGGCTTGGCCCGATTGTGTGATTTACCCAGATAACCTTAACATTCGCGTATATTCACACGATGAATTTTACAAGGATTATGGCAACCGGATTGATTACCTCCATGACACGGCTGAAATTACTTTGTCATATGATTCCACTGATATGAGCAACTCAGCCCGGCTAGTAGGAGCGAGTTATAGTCAGGAAACAACGGTCGATACCGGGTTGCCCAATGGTAATGCTGGTAAAGGGGCCCAAGCCGTAATTAACGACGCTAAAAAATATCTTGGCGTTCCCTACGTTTGGGGTGGCGCTGGTGGTGCTCGTGGGGGTAACCCATTTAGCGGAATGGATTGTTCTAGTTATGTCTCTCAAGTTTACAAAGACTTCGGTATTAATATTCCTGCCTATGTTCCGTCAATGGAACCATATGGTCATAGAGTGGGCACACCTCAAACGGGCGACATGGGCTTTTATGGTTCACCAGGAGCAAGTTATCATATTTGCTTGGCTCTCAATAGTACAACAATGATTTATGAGCCAGCTCCAGGGCAGGCTTGTAAAACACAATCAATTGCTTCGTACCCTCCGCAGTGGTGGGAGCGTAATGATCAAATGGCCGCAATTGTTGGTGCGTCGGGCGGGGATGATGGCGATGCTGATAATACCACGACCGACAGCAAGGAAATGTATTACTTTGCACCTTTCACGTACCAAAACGCGGAAAGTGTTAAGCGTTGGGGAGTATTTTATACCGATGATATTACTTCCGATACTATCCAAAAAAGGGATGAAATGAAGAAGTATGCGGACACGCAGTTTAAGTTAAACCCTGATCTGGAAATTGATGCTACCTTGGAAGACAATAAGCGGCCAATTGCCGGTGAATTAATTCGGGTCGAAGTTAAACCGAAAAACTTTGTAACCACTGTTGCGGTTGTAGGTTATCAATGGTACCCGTATAGCAAAGCCACCCAATCGACGGAGACGTTGAATTCTAACGGTAAGAACATCCTTGATTACGATAATGCTCAGCACAGTAAAGTGTCCGCAATTCAAAGCAACGTCCATAAGTTGATGACAGATACCGATGCGGTCCAAAGTGGTCAAGAAACCTGGACAGAAAGTGAGGCGGAACAGTATGCCCAGTCCGAACGTAGTTGATTTGTCGGAGTATCAAACTAAGGCAGTCAACGGGAAAATGGATATTGATTTTGCCAATCTGAAAGCCAATGGTATTCAAGCCGTCATTTTACGCTTGGGTCACGGAACAACTCGTGATAATGGTGTAGAGCACTTTATCGGACAAGCTCAGCGGGCTGGGTTAGTTATCCATGGCTATCATTTTTACGAAGCCGGGATTAATAACCAAGTTGAATGGTCAATCCAGAATGCTAAGGAATTAGGGTTTGCAGCCAATGCCTACTACTTTTTGGATATGGAAGGTAAAATCTCGGGGAAGTGGCCGGAAATATTCCGGGCGTTCTATCGGAATTGGAAAATGGCTGGTTGGAACGTCGGCTTATATGCCTCGTTGAGTAAATACAGTCAGTTTGACTTAAACGAGTTTAAAACGAATGAGGTCTATAAGTGGGTAGCTGCCTGGGATGCTGAGCATGCACCGGAGATTGCTGACGTCTGGCAATACAATTGTTTAACTGGGTTAGGCAAGTATTCCTTAAAGTTGGATAAAGACGTTGATATTACTGGTAAGCTAATCCAGAAGATTGAAGCACCGGGCAAACTTGAAACTGATCCCGACGGCCAGTACAAAATCAAGGCTGGGGCCTTCGTTGGCTTTGATTACTCAACTACTGACATTATTGGTGGAAAGATGTTGGTTTCATCGCCGAATGGTGTTGATAAGATTCCTAAATTAGGGCCAGACGGGTCGTTCTTCTTTAACCGGGAAGACGCTCACCGGATGTTGCCTTATTTGAAAGACTTTATTACCCAGCAAATTCAAGCCGCACGGTTACTTACCTGGGATAACATCAAGGGTAAGCCTGACCTGGTTCTTCGGAGTGACCTGTCTGGGTATGCCAAGTTAGACACTGTTGACGCTGTCAAGGCAACCGCTGAGAGTGCACTAAGCAGTGCGGAGAAGGCACAATCAACAGCGAATGCCAACAGCAAGAAGTTTGGTGATTACGTAACTACCGATAAGTGGCAGGAATATAACACCGCATTGGAGTCAGCTATTGCAAGCCAGATGGATGGTTGTACCAAGAAAACTGAAAATGCACTGGCTATTGCAAAATCTGCAAAGACCACTATCGATGTATCAGATGAAATGACAGTAAAAAAACCTTCCGAGTATTCGGAGGGCTTTTTTCATGAGCTTAAACAGGTGGCGGCTATGATTCCTGACCGATCTGGCCTTGATAAAAGTGCTCAGGCGGGTTCGATTGCCGTCTTGTCGACTATGTCATATGGCAACTACGCTCGTCAGACGCTCAAAGTGCTGGACAGTCAACGGCCTATGACTTTTATTAGGAACGGCTCTGGTGATACCTGGTATCCATGGGAGACTGTCACGACAACGATTACAGTTGACTGAGTTGTATCACCATTTTAAGGGGGTGAGGAAAACGGCTAACCAGATTAAATTGCATACAACCGATTTACCAACATCGTTAGATCGAGACTTTTATGATGACTTAGTAGAGAACTTTCGGTTAATTGAACAAGCGTTGAATAATTTTAATAGTGAAATTAATTCGCTGAATGGACAATTCAATGAATTGAATAAAGATGAAATCCAAACAGAATTAATCAATGATGCAGGGATTACCGTTACTGATAATGATGGTGAAACCAGTGATATTGATATTAGTGATACGGGTTCATCTGAAATTAGCTAGAGAGGAGGAATTAAATTTGTCTGTTAATGTAACGCATAACAACAATGGTCACCATTACCGGATAGCGATTGATATTGCTAAAGAAGGGGCCGAAGTGTTTGACCTAACACCTTATTTTAAGGGTCGAGTTGGCGATAATAACTTTGGATTACAAATCGTATGGTACTACCAAGGGCAACTATTAGATGTTGAAGGGATGAAACCCTTTATTCAAGGAAACGTTGGTCACTATTCATTTGACGATAAGAAAAACCTGCAAATGGCACCGGATGCTGGCACGGTTTCATCAACTGGTGATCCAAAGGATTGTCAGTCAAATGGACAAGCACTGTACCGTTTTCCTGAGCAAATGTTTCCCAAAGAGGGGATTTTCAAAGGCTTTATTGGCCTACTTGATGATTCTGATGACGGTGGTCATACCCACCTAACCGGGGTTAACATTTGGTTTCGCGTGCTTGGCGGTGTTGCTCAAATGGGGCGGGCCTGTGATTTCTACATTAGCGACCTAGATACCGCGATTGCAAATGCTAAGGAAAAGCTACGGCAGGCAGGGATTGAACATGAAAAAGAATTTGAAAAGATTCTATCTGACTTGCAAGCCAAGCAAACAACAATTTCAGCTGAGTTAGACAAACTTGGTAGTGACTCCAAACAGCAATTTGGGGAATGGCTTGCTAAGTATAAGCAGGCATTACAAGATGCACTGGCTGCTGTTGATGATCCTAAGGAGGGCCTCCTGGTCCGTTACAATGCACTGAATGCCATTGCTAAGCAGATTCAGGAAACACTAAAAGATGCCCAGTTCCACGATCGCGTTTTCCAATATGAAAATATTGAGAAAATGAAAGCAGCTCTTGTTCCCATGCCCGGTGACTTGGTAGTTACCCAGGGCTGGGAAGCACGTGATGACGCCCGAGGAGGCTTCTGGCGGATCCGGGTCAAGCGTGACGGTGAAACGGCCAACGGTAAGACGACCATTGAGCTAGGCACCGGCTACATCGCAGAGCGGGACTTTGGCATTGTTGAAGATATGGCCCCAATCCATATGGGGACGGTGACCTATGAAGCTAAGGCGGACGCTGACGGCTTCGTGGACCTGATGCCGCCAGTGCATATGTATGTGTCAAAGTACGGGGCCGGAATTGCCCAGGTTGACGTAGATATGGCCGGCGGGTCTGAGGTCAGCGAAGTAAAGGTGCAACCAATCTTTGATGGCAGCAAGTGCGAAATTTACATTTCGCCAGCCGACATTCGTTTCCGGATGCCGGACATCAATCTGGAAACGCCTAGCTCTGCTGAGTGCGATGGGCCAAACGTGTATGTGGTCACTGACATCTATACGCTGACCATTGCACTCAAGGGGACTAAGGCCACTGGCTTCACAATTGATAAGGAATTTATCACGCAGTACAAGGACCTAATGACAAACTTATAGGAGGTATAACATGGCTGATGAACTGAAAATGGTGCGCGGCGAAGGCTTGTGGCAAGACAAGTACAACCGCCTCGTTGATACCGTAGAAAAAATGGGGGGGGGTAGTAAACGGCCTCCAATGGTCGAGTAGAACAGACTTGGGCATCGTTTTACCTGCTGGGCTTGAGTATTATGACCAGCACTGGTACACGTACGCACAAGTTGGACAGCGCAAGCTAGTTCATCTTCACCTCAGCTTAAAGGTTACGGGTGAGGTCAAAGGAAACATCGTTTTGCCGGACGCGATCAAGCCGTGGGCTCCAGCTCAAGGGCTTGCGGCCGATCACATCTTCTGGTCCTATTGGGGATCTATCGGATTCTACCAGCTTGCAAATCAACGACCGCTGGCGGTCGGAGATGGCTTGCTAGTAGACAAAGTATATGTAATCTAGTCGGGCGTAATGCTCGGCTTTTATAGAAAGGAGTTGGGCATATATGCCTGAATTGCAAACTTTAGCACACGGCGAACAGAACTGGGATAGCAAGGTAAACGCCGCCATTGATTACTTGAATAAGACGGGAGAAAAAGTTGACAATCTTAAATGGACTGAGTCAACCGATGAGGGTATCGTCCTTCTAAACGGCTTCACTGGCTGGATTAGCTATTCCTATTTGCCAGTTGGGGATAAGAAGTTAGTTGTTCTGAAAGGCGCCCTCAAGGGAAACATCGAAAAGGGAAAGAGCATTGAAGTGCTTACCATTCCAGATATCATCAGGCCAAAAGACGCTATATATCAATGCACTTACTGGGACAAAACTTACCAAATAACAGATAACAAGTTGGTGGCGTTTGCCCCGAACGGTGATGTCAATCCGACATTCTGGAACGTTATTTTTAAGTTTGTGTACAAGATTTAGTGGTTAATAAGGAGGAAACAAAATGAAAGCAGTATATCGCGCTGACGCAGTCAATCGCACCTTCATCAGCTCTGACGTGGTTGCGGACGACTACCAGCTCAAAGACAACGAAACTTTCGAAGACCCGAGCGGCAAGGTAATGCCAGCTAAGCTGGTAGCAACCGGAGGGGCTTGGATTGATGCTACCGAAGAGGAGCACAAAGCTTACATGGAAGCCCAGCGGAAGGCGTGGGAAGCTCAGAACCCTGGTGCTCTGCAACCGCAAGGGCCGAGTGGCCAAGATGTTGCTTTTGCCGGCCTGTTAAAAGATATGGCGGCTATCAAGACAGATAGCAAGTCACAAGACCAGCTGAACGCTTCGGTTATGAGACAGCTAGCCGAACAGAAGGTAGCCCAAGACAAAGTCAACGCAACCGTTCTAAAGCAGCTAGCCGCTTTGACTACCGCTAACAAGCAATCTGTAACTCAACAATAATTTAGGAGGAATATACTATGTTTGATATTTACAACAACTACTACAAGATGGGTCTCTTCACTAAGGCAGATATGGATAACTTCGTTCTTGCCGGTATGCTTACTGCTGAAGATGAAGCAAAGATTGTCGGTGTAGCTGGGCAACCAGCCTAGCTAGCCAGCACATAGTCGCCGAAGAAATACACAATACATAAATAAGCCCCGCTGATTGTCAACGGGGCTTTTGCTATGGGCGGCTTTTAGGGAGGTGAATGGATTGCATGAAGCGTTGGGATTGACCATTGATGAGTGGGGGTCGATTGTTGCGATACTAGGTGGTATTGGAGGGGCTATTGCTTTAATCGTAAAGATGACCTCAATTATGAACCGCTTAGAAAGCTCAATCGACACCTTAAATCAGACACTAGCGGGGCTTGTAAACGATAATCGCGATATTAAGACGAGGCTTAACCTGCTTGAAGATCGTTTTGAAGAGCATATTGGAGAGGCGAAGGTCCACAATCAGCGAATTACCAGCTTGGAGCACAAAATTTTCAATAGAAAGAAGGGCTAATTATGTGGAATTTTTTAATGCACTTGGGGAACTGGCTTGTAACGTCGGGTGTTGCGGGGACTATCGCGGTTTTCGCCTGGCGGTACCTAAAACCGATGTTGGAAGCAAAGAAGAAACAAGCTAAGACCCTGCAGGAACGTGAGCTACTAAGTTTCGCCGAAGGCCTTGCTGATAATGCTGTTGCCAGTTTGGCTGGTAATACTGCCATTACAGGACATGACAAGTTTAAGGCGGCCACGACTGTTGTTTCATCGACACTAGCTGCAAAGGGGTTTGAACTCCCACAGGAGACAGTCGAGCACGTAGTCCAGGCGGCCTACGAGAAGAGCGACCTGACACCAACTATTGATCCTGACGCAAAGCCACAGACAGGCGTGGTGGTACACAATGGCTAGACTAGAATTTCTGGACGTATCAGGCTATCAGGAGAAAGCGCAAAACAAAGCTTGGTGGGACGAAGCCAAACGACAGGGAATTGCGGGGGCCATCGTTAAGGTAAGTGAGGGTACGTATTACCGGAATCCTTACGGTTGGAATCAGGTGGCGGCTGCCAAACTCGCTGGTATGAAGCTAGCAGCCTACCACTTCGCTCGCTTTGTGGGTAATTCCTATCAGGCAGTCAATGAAGCTAACTATGCCATTGCGACGGCCAATAGCATGAGACTACCGCACGGCTCAATCATTGTTCTGGACTATGAGCTTCGAGCAGGAAGTCGGGGGACTAATACCCAGGCCTGCATTGCCTTTTGCAAGACTATTAAGGCTAACGGCTTTGTGCCGGCATTCTATTCATACTCTGGAATGGCCAACTTGTGGGACTATGAAGCCATTAGGGTTGCAACAGGCGCAAAGTTTTGGATTGCGGCGTACCCGCGCCTGGGACCGGCATATGCTCCAGATTATGGAAGTTTCCCCAGCATTTCAGCTTACATTGACGGTTGGCAGTATACAGACAACTGGCATGGCTGGGGTGTTGATGGCAGTGTTGATTTAACGGGGGTGTTTACTACGGAAGAGAAGATTACTAGTGGTGGCCACTTAGATGACTACCACTTTGAAAATGGTAACTTAGTCATCAGTGGCTGGTTTGCCAGTGATAAAGCAGCTGGGAAGGCTAACCACTACGTCATCATTACAGACGACCAGGGGCATGAGTTTGCCCGGCAGAGTGTTGCCTTGTCAGCCCGCCCAGATGTGGCAAAGGCTTTCCCAGACATTCCGGGGGCTGGTCAATCTGGCTTCGCGGCCAAGTTTGATTACACGGCAGGCATGGCCGGCAAGAAGCTGCGTGTCTACTTCCGGTACACGGACGACCCAGCAGGCAATGGCAATGCGGTAGATTACACCAGCTTAGTTGATATGACTAAGTCGGCCGCCTACCTGGATAGCATGAGCGTGTCCTTTGGCAAGCAGCTACATGTCGCAGGTTGGTTTGCGTCTGACTTGTCCATTGGCAAGCAGCATCGCTTCGTCATTCTGTTTGACGCGGCTGCCAACCGGGAACTGCAACGGGTCAAGGTTGATTCTGCGGCTCGCCCAGATGTGGCCAAGGCTCAATCTGCCATCTATGGATCCGGGCAATCCGGCTTCAATGCGGCCTTTGACTATGACGCTAGTCTGGTCGGCCATAAGCTCCAAATTATTGCTCGCTACTCTGACGAAGAGCATGGCGAAGGCAAGTACGTCGACTACTGGTTTGAGCCGTTCCAGGGGCCATCTATGCCGGTCCTTGATGGTAAGACGGAGCAGACATTTGTTGCACATGACATTAGTGTAAGTCGTCAGCAGGACGGAACCCTGCTGGTAAACGCAAAATAAATATAGATAGGAGATGAAAGTCTCCTCTTCAAAAGTTAACCGTGACCCGGGCCTGTGTGGAAGCAGGTGCCGGGCCTTTTTTAGTATGGTATACTTATTAAGTCTCCTTTTTGGGAGATTACCTTACAGGGCTCCACTTCGGCGGGGCCTTTTTGTGTTATAATGTTAATGCCCTTATATAAGGGCCAGCAGAATAATCGCCCCTTACTTCGGTAAGGGGTTTTATTAATCGCTTAAAAGTCTAAAATATTATACTTAAAAGTATTGAATTTTATATAAAAGGTGGTACTATATAGTTGTAAGGTAATTGAATAAAAGGAGATAATTAAAATGACTAATGAACAATACGCTAAGAACGGACAACTTGTTTACGCAGTTAAGAACTACAGCGAATTAACTAAATTTGAGAAAAAGGAGCTCATTATTCCGGCTGGTGATTCTTTGGAAGATTATGCTAACTACCAAGTCCGTTACAACAAGAAGGGCCAGTTACTAGGAGTAAAGCCCAACGATTTTTCAGCAAAGAAGAATGCTGAACTTGATATGAAAGCTAAAGAACCGGACTTATTGGATGGCCTAGCTGCATTAAGTTCCAGCAAACATACTAAAATTTATCAGCAGGCTAAGAAACGTCTGGGGGTTACAAACGAACAAGTTAATCGTGCAAGAGCTATTGTCTCTATGGAGGTATCACGCAATGATTAATCGAGAGGAACCCAGCGATTTAACGAATGCCAAGGCATTGATTGAAGAACATGCTATTCCGTTAGTTGAGATAAGCAAGCGGACTGGAATTGGACTTCCTACCATTAAGACGTACAGGGCTAACCCTGATAAACTGGCAACGGCTTCATGGAAAAATGTACATGAATTGTCTAAGTTGGCTGTTAATTTTTACCTTCAGCAAGAAGTTGGATTTGAAAAATCTATGAACTTTCGAAACGAACTTCCTGAGTGGTTTAGTGACATTAAGTCCAAGTACAGTCAAGACAAGGAAATGCAGGACTTTATATCGGAACTTGAATATTTAATAATTCGTGACCCATTGCTTGTTGCAAGATTGGCGGACAAGTTCGGCGAATAA